ATCGGCTGCGCATCGCACAGTCTGGCGCCGGCACCCTGACGCTTGCGGGCGGCACGGGCGTGACCATCAGCGGCACCGCGACGGTTGCGACAACCACGTTCCGCGACTTCGTGGTGGTCTATGGCGGGACGGCTGACGTTCCGACCGTGACGATTACGAACGTTGGGTTGGGCACTTACACCTAATCGTGGCCTGGCCCAAGGAAGGCCCAAACTACCGCCCCGCGCAGGGCTACGTTGAAAAGCCGGCCAGCGGCATTCCGGCCTCTGGCATCCCGGCTGGCGGTCCCGGCCTGTGGGGCGAGGCTGGGGGCGCTAGGCCCGCGTTCTCGGCGGAGAACCAACCGGCACCGGAGGCTAAGTCCGTGGGGCACGAGTTGCGCCAGCAGTTCCGCGAGAAGCTGGCGAAGAAGCTGGACAAGGTTGAAGCCGTTTACGACGCGGCGCTTGTGGACCCTGACAACCGGGTGCGCCTCGTGGCTGCCAAGCAAATCAGCGTCGAGTTGTGGGGGCAGCCCAACCAATCGTTGAGCGGGCCGCCGGATACCGAGGGTAAGCCAACAAGCCTGATGGTGGCGTTTGTCAAGCCAAGCACCGCAGATTGAGTTTCCCGAGAAGTTGGAATGCCTTTTCCATCCGGGGCGCTACAAGGTTCTCTATGGCGGGCGCGGCGGCGCAAAATCATGGGGCGTGTCGCGCGCGCTACTGGTGCAAGGGGCGGCCGAACCTCTCCGTGTTCTCTGCGCCCGTGAGATTCAGAAGTCGATCACAGACAGCGTTCATCGCCTGCTTGCCGATCAAGTGGCGGCGTTGGGGCTGTCGAGCTTCTACGAAGTCCAGCAGACGACGATAAAGGGCGAGAACGGCACGCAGTTTATTTTTGCGGGCCTTCGCCACAATATCAACAATATCAAATCCCTAGAAGGCGCGGATAGGGTTTGGGTTGAAGAAGCGCAGACGGTTTCCAAGGCGTCGTGGGAAAAACTGATCCCGACCGTGCGCAAGCCCGGCTCTCAAATCATCGTGACGTTCAACCCTGAACTTGACACAGACGAAACCTACGTACGGTTCGTGAAGAACGCTCCGCCAAGCGCCGATGTGGTCAAAATCGACTGGCGCGATAACCCCTGGTTCCCCGAGGAATTGCGCGCCGAGATGGCGCACCTCAAGGCCACGGACCCCGACGCTTACCTGACGATCTACGAAGGCCATTGTCGCCAGGTTCTTGACGGCGCGATCTACGCCAAGGAAATCCGGGCGGCGACCGAAGAAACCCGCATCTGCCGCGTGCCCTACGATCAGACTAAGCCGGTGCATACGTTTTGGGACTTGGGCCGGGCCGACAAAACCAGCATCTGGTTTGCCCAGATCGTGGGCTTTGAGTTCCGCGTGATCGACTTCTACGAGAACAGCGGCGAGGCGCTAGGCCATTACCTCAAGACGCTACAGGGGCGGCCCTACGTCTATGGGGATGATTGGCTGCCGCACGACGCCAACAACGAGTTGCTGGCATCAGAGCGCACGATAGCCCAGCAGATGCGGGCCGCCGGGCGAACGGTCAGGATCACGCCCAAGTCTAAGGTTGTGGACGGCATCAACGCCGCGCGAAGCCTGTTCCCGAACGTGTGGTTCGACGCGGACAAATGCACGGACGGGCTGAACCACCTGCGCCGCTACCGATATGACGTGGACCCGGAGACGGGGCAGTTTTCCAAAGAACCATTGCACGACGATGCAAGCCATGCGGCCGATGCCTTCCGGTATCTGGCCGTGGCGCTGCGAGAGAAGAAGGCGGCACCAGCGATGAAACCGACCTTCCGCCCGCGCGTGTCAGGGAATAACGCATGGCTGGCCTAAAAGACAAGAAGCTTCTTGAGGAAATCCGGGCCAACTTCAAGGCCTGCGAGGACTGGGAAGCAACAGCCCGGCAGAACTACATCGACGACCTGAAATTCGGCAACGGCGACGCGCGCAATCTGTGGCAGTGGCCGGATGACGTGCAGAAGTCCCGCACGCTGCCGGGTTCGCAAAAGCCGATGTTGACGGTCAACAAGACGCGCCAGCATTGCCTTCAGATCATCAACGACGCGCGCCAGAACAAGGTGGGGATTCAAATCCGCCCGGTTGGCGGCGAGGCGACGGAGAAGGCGGCGGAACTCTACGAAGCCCTTGTGCGGGGCATCGAATACCGATCCAACGCTACACTGGCCTATGAAGCCGCCATGTATACGGCGGTTTTCGGCGGCATCGGCTACACGCGCGTGCATGTCGATTACGCCGATGAAGACAGCTTCGACCAAGAGATTTTCATCAAGCGCGTAGCCGACCCGCAGACGATCTACCTTGACCCCGACATTCAGGAATACGACGGGTCAGACGCGCGTTTCGGGTTCGTGTTTGAAGACTTGCCGCGCAAAGAAGCTGAGACGAAATACCGGCGATACAAGGAAGCGTTTGCCGAGGAATCGCTAGGCGGGTCGGATGCGTGGTGCGGGGATGAATACGTTCGCATCTGCGAGTATTTCTATCGTTCCGAGACGGCAGACACGCTGATTGCGCTGCCAGACGGGAACACGCTGCGCAAGTCTGAATTGCCGCCGGGTGCCTACGATGCGTTGAAAGCTGAGGCCGAAGCCGCCGGGATTGAGTTGCGGGAACGCCCGATCACCAACCAAGCGGTGGAGTGGTGTAAAGTCATCGGCAACACCATCGTTGAGCGGCGGCCGTGGCTGGGGAAATACATTCCGATTGCCCGGCTTGTTGGCGAAGAGACGGTCATCCAAGGCCAGATGGACCGCAAGGGCCATGTGCGCGCGCTTCTCGATCCGCAGAAGATGTATAATTACAACTCCTCCGGGTCGGTTGAGTTTGTGGCGCTTCAGACCAAAAGCCCGTGGCTGGCATCGGCGCGCGCCGTGGAGGGCGACCCGGAGCAGTGGACGGAAGCCAACATCCGAAACGCTGGCGTCCTGATTTGGAACGACGTTGACGAGGCGGGCAATCCTATCGCGCCGCCGCAGCGCATTGCACCACCCCCGGCTGCGTCTGGCCACATCGAGGGTATGCAGGTAGCGCAGCAAGAGATGATGTTGGTGTCTGGCCAGTATCAGGCGATCATGGGTGCGCCGAGCAACGAAACCAGCGGCCGGGCCATCAACGCGCGCCAGCGGCAGGGCGACAACGCGACGTATCACTTCATCGACCATCAGGCCGTGATGATCCGGTTCTTGGGCCGCATCGTGCTTGATTTGGTGCCGAAGGTTTACGACACGCCGCGCGTGTTGCAGGTGATGGGCCGTGACGACAAGCGGTTTAAGGTGCAAGTGGACCCGAACGCGCCGCAGCCGGCGGTTATGCACGCGGATCCGGCGGAACAGGATTTTGACGCCGAAACGGTGGCGGCGGTTCTGAATCCGTCCGTTGGCAAGTATGACGTGATCAGCGACGTTGGCCCGTCCTACGCCACGCAACGGCAGGAATCGTTCAACGCCTTCAGTGAGATTCTCCGCCAGCAGCAAGGCGCCTGGCAGGTGGTCGGCGACCTTTGGGCGGAAAGCGCGGACTTCCCCGGCAGCGAGAAACTTGCCGAGCGGTTGCGCAAGATGCTGCCGCCTGCGGTCAAGGGCGGCCCGTCTCCGGCGGAACAGCAGATGCAGCAGCAGTTGCAGGCCATTTCGCAGACGGCCAACCAAGCCGTTGAGCAGTTGCAGGCGCAGAACGCGGAACTTGAAGCGAAGTTGGCCGATCAGGCGGCGGATATCCAGCGCAAGGACTACGAAGCGGAGACGAACCGGCTTCGTGCCATCGGTGGGATTGATCCTGACGCCATGAAGCCGGTTATTCGTGAAATGGTGTCGCAGATGATCGGCGAGGCGATTATGCCTCTCATGGCGCAGCACGCGGCGGCTGATCGGGCGATGTTGCCGCAGCCGGCGCCGATGATGGCCGAAGGGATGCCAAATGGCTAGCGCACCAACCGGCTTTTACGACTACCGCTCCAGAGCGGGCCGCCAATACCCCGTATGGATGAATAGCGGCACCGCGCCAACGCGCGCGCCTCGCATGCAGGCGGCGCCAGAATACGAAAACCTCCCGGCGGTTGTGGCGCAGCCTCCCGCCACGCCAAACTTGTTGGCGCCGCAGCCTACGGGGATGGCGCAGGGCTTTGCGCAGCCGGAGGGCGGCGGCGGTGGGTATGGCGCGCCGGATCAGCCGAACACGACGTTTGGCGACTTTATGAACGCGCTGGGTTTTGATGGGTTTGGCAGCGCCAACAGCACCACGTCTGGCACCGCCCCGCTTGGCGCTGTGTCGTCTGAGCCGTTGGGTGCGCCTGACGTTGGCGCCATGGACGGCGGCATGGGCGGCGGCGGGCCGGAAACGAACGCTGTCGGTGGCGATATCGGCGGCGGTCCGCAAGGCGATTTCGGCGGCCAGATGGCCGGCCTTGCTGGCATGTATCGCGGCGGCATCGTCACGGCCAACCGGCTGCAAGGGCCAGACCCGCGCGGCCCCGATGACGGTTACGTGGCCATGGACAAGGGCGAAGGCGTCCTGACCGCCAAGGCCATCCAGCACTACGGGCCGGGCATCGTGTCGCGGCTTAACAAGTTGGCGGTGCCGAAGGCGGCTTTCGCCAAGCGTTGACGTGCCGACCCAACCGGAGGGTATCCGGGCGACTGGCCGCGCTGTGAAGCGCCGCAACCATCATGGACCCCATGAGCGAAACACTGGAAAGCGCCACGCAGGGCGCGCCGGATACCGGCGAATCTGTGCCTCAGCCCGCCAACGATACGGCTCCAGACACCGGGCAGGAGCAACAGGCAGACACCGCAGAACAGGCCGAAACGCCAGAGGAACCGAAGCGCAAGCCGTGGTTCCAGCAGCGTATCGACGAACTGACGCGGGAGAAGCATGAAGCACGGCGACAAGCGGAACAACTTGCCGGCTATCTGCGCACCATTCAGCAGGGCCAGCAGTATCCGCAGCAGCAGGACGCACCGCAAATCCCCGCCGGCTACGTGCCAGCGTCGGAAGTGCAGCGCATCGCGGCGCAGCAAGTAGAGGCAGACCGCTTCAACGCGGCTTGCAATGAGATCGCGGACCACGGCGAAAGCCGGTTCCCCGATTTTCAAGAGGCTGTGTCTAACTTCCAGATGTTGGGCGGCCCTTCGCCCGCGCTTCTGGAAGCCGTGACTGCGCTAGGCAAAGAGGACGGCGCCCGAGTTTATTACGAACTTGGGAAGAACCCGGACGAAGCCTCGCGCCTTGCTCGTTTGTCGCCTGCCCGGATGGCCGTGGAAGTCGCGCGGATGGCTGCAAAGCCTGCGACGGCTCCCAGGGCAATTAGCCGTGTCGCCCCGCCGATCAGCCCCATCAGCGCCGCGCGCGCCGAAGTGGGGGGCGAACCTGACGCCAGCAAGAACCCCGAAGCCTGGACGAAATGGTTCAACGATCAGCGGCGAACCCGGCGCTGAGGCGCGCGCCCGCGTAGCCGTATCCCCTTCAAAGGCGGCCCTAGGCAAGCCGCCCCCGCCCCGTCGTGACGACGGCGCATTCACGAAAGTGAGCCTCCTATGGCCAATACTTTGCTTAACGTTGACAAGATCACCAACGCGGCGTTGGCGATCCTGCACCAGAAGTTGAACTTCGTCGGTTCGATCAATCGCACCTATGACAGTTCTTTCGCTGTCGAGGGCGCCAAGATCGGTAGCACCCTGCGGATCCGGTTGCCCAACAAGTTCACCACCACGACCGGCCAGGCGCTCAACCTTCAGGACGTGCAGGAAACGAACACGACCCTGACCGTTGCCACCCAGCGCGGCGTGCATACCGTGTTCAACTCGCAGCAGCTGGCGTTGAACATCTTCGACTTCTCGCAGCAGGTGCTTGAACCCGCGATGGCGCAGCTTGCGGCGTCCATCGAAGCGGATTCGATGTCGATGCTCACCAGCGTGTACAACACCGTGAACGGTTCCGGCAGCGCGCAAACCCTGCGCAACGTTCTGGGTGGCCGCAAGATTCTGCGCGACAACCTTGCACCAGCCGCAGAGACCTACATGGCCCGCATCGACACTCAGTCGAATGTGGATCTTGTGGACTCGCTCAAGGGCCTGTTCCAGTCCTCGCAGCAGATCAAGCGCCAGTATGAGGAAGGCGTGATGGGGATGACCGGCGGTTTTGAGTTTGCCGAGAATACCCTTCTCCCGTCGTTCACTTTCGGCGCGCGCAACGCCGCGTATCTGACGAACGCGGCGGTTGCGCAGACGGGCGCGAGCCTGGTTGTGGATACCGGCGCGAACGCAGCGGCGGCGGGTGATGTGTTCACCATCGGCGGCGTGTTCCGCGTGCACCCGGAAACGAAGGTGTCCACCGGCATTCTTCAGCAGTTCGTTGTAGCTGCGGCGTATGCGGGCGGCGCGGGCACCATCTCGATTTCTCCGGCAATCACGGCCACTGGCCCCTACCAGAACGTGAGCAACGGCGCTGCGGACAATCAGGCGATTACGTTCGTCGGCACTGCGTCTGCCACCACGCAGCAGAGCGTGGTTTACCACAAGGACGCCTTCGCCTTCGCGACTGCCGACCTGCCGCTTCCCGATGGCGTCCACTTTGCTGGCCGGAAGGTGCAGGAGGGTATCTCGATGCGTGTCGTCCGCGCCTACGACATCAATAACGACCAGTTCCCGTGTCGTATCGAGGTGCTTTACGGCTATCGGGCCATCCGGCCTGAGATCGCCTGCCGCATCCTGTCGAACTGATCCGACGCCATGACCCCCGCTGAGACTGCGGTTGAAGCAAAACGTCGCTACAATCGTGAGACTCAGCGGGCTTGGCGCGCCGCAAACCGCGAGAAAGCGCTAGCTACAAAGCGCGCTTGGAACGCCAAAAACATTGAGAAACGGCGAGAAGAAGATCGGTTGCGTCGTGCCGACCCCGAAATTGCGGCGAAAATGGCCGCAAACCGCCGAAAGCACGAAAGCAGCGCGCACGGAAAGGCCGCCAAGCGAGCGCGGGTGGCGCAATACTATAAGGCTCACCCTGAAAAGCTGCGAGCCTACAATCTAGCCAATCGGAAACGGAACCCCGGCACGCATCTTGCCTGCATTAAGGCGCGTAAATTGCGCCAAAAGCGGGCGGTCCCAGCTTGGGCTGACATGAAAACAATCCGGCAAGTTTACGCCGACGCTACCCGGATCACGGTTTCCAGTGGGAAACTACATCATGTGGACCACATCATCCCGCTTGCTGGCAAAACCGTTTGCGGCTTGCACGTAGCAACTAATTTGCGCGTGATTGAGGCATCGGAAAACATGCGCAAGCACAACGCGTTTATTGAGGAGTTGGTGTCATAACTCCTGTGCGATTGATCACGCTGATTCTGCGCGATGCCGGGGTTAACGGCGTTGGCCAGACACCGCGCGCCGAAGACCTGAACGACGTTCTCGACACGTTGAACATGATGCTGGACGAATGGGCCACAAAGCGGTGGCTTGTCTATCATCTCGTTGACGTGTCGGTTCCGGTCACAGGCGCGCAATTCTACACTGTCGGGCCGGGTGGAGATATCGACACCACGCGGCCCGATCAAGTGCAAGCCGCGTTCTTCCGTTCGACCATTTCGACGCCCAACGTTGACTATGTGTTGGGCGATATCGGATCGCGGGAGGATTACAACCGGATTGCCCTGAAGTCTCAGGGCGCTTGGCCGTCGTGGTATTGGTATGACGCCGCGTATCCGCTGGGCAACTTCTATCCGTGGCCTTTGCCGCAGTCAGGCATTGGCGAACTGCATCTGACCCTCAAGCAGCCTTTCGCACATTTCCCCAACCTCACGACCGACATTGCCTTTCCGCCGGCATACATCAACGCGATGCGCTGGAATGGCGCGGTGCGGGTGCGTCCGATGTATGGCCTAGGCGAAAGCGCCGCTATCGCCCGGCTTGCTGCGGCATCGCTGGGGGCGGTGCGGGGGCCGAACATTCAGGTTCCCATGGCGCGGATGCCGATGGGCATCCCGACGCCGGGGCGTAGATACAATGTGTATAGCGACAATTTTCGTTGATGAAAGAATAGGTTGATGATACAACTTATTCATGAAACCAAAGAACGACCTTACGGGACAGCGTTTTGGCTTTTGGACCGCGCAAGCGGTTGGAGAGCGCAGAATGTTCAAGAATTGCCGGCAAACAAGATGGAATTGCCGGTGCGACTGCGGCACCGTGCGAGATGTGGCGTATTCGTCGCTTGTGAATGGGAAGTCGGTTTCGTGTGGCTGTACCAAATCAACACGGATCAGCCAACTTCGCACAAAACATGGAATGGCACGCACCCCACAATATGTGGTTTGGCATGGTATGCGGCAAAGATGCAGCAACCCGAAACACAAAGGGTATTCTCTTTACGGTGGGCGCGGCATCGTCGTTTGCGACAGATGGCAAGATTTCTCTGCGTTCTGGCAGGATATGGGGCCATCGTTTGTGCCCGGCTTGACGTTGGACCGCATCGACGGGAACGGCAATTACGAACCGGGGAATTGTCGATGGGCAACCTACAGCGAGCAGGCGTTCAACCGTCGCCCGCGTGGGCGTTTGCCTAAATGCGCGTAGCCCTAAAAACCGGCGCCTACGTTGCCCGAAGCGTCATCGCGTCGTGCCAGCGCAGCGTCAACCTCTACGCGGAAAATAACCCCGAAGACGCGCCTATGCCGTTCACCTACTATCCCACGCCGGGCTTGCGGGCGCTGTCGTCGCCACCTACGGCGGGGCAGGGCAGGGGGCTCTACAGGGCCAGCAACGGCGCGCTGTATGCCGTCGTTGGCCGCACGCTCTACACCGTCAACAGCGCATGGGAATGGACCTCCGTAGGCACGATGACGGGTGACTTTACGGTGCCTGTGGGCATGGCCGATAATCAGACGACGCTCTTTGTCGTTGGTGGCGAAGGCAGCGGCTACACGGTGCAACTGGCGACAAACGCTTTCGCGGCGGTGGCTGACCCGTCGTTCTACGGCTCGCCCCGCGTGGATTTTGTGGACACCTATTTTGTGTTCTCCAAGCCCAACACGGGCCAATTCTACGTTGGGGATAGCAACGCGACGACCTTTGACCCGCTCTGGTTCGCCACTAAGATTGGCGCGTCGGATTTGCTGTCAACGGCGGCTGTCGTGCATCGGGAAATCTGGTTGTTGGGCGAGCGGACCTCGGAAGTCTGGATCAACAGCGCCGCGGCCAACTTCCCGTATGAGATCATGAACGGCGTGTTTATCCAGCACGGGTGCGCGGCGAAATACAGCGTGGCGCAGATGGGCGATGCTTTGTTCTGGGTGTCTGAGGATCAGCAGGGCGGGCGCGTCATCGTGACCGGCCAAGGCTACCAGTCCAAGAGGGTATCAACTCACGCCATCGAAACGGCGCTGGCGGGATACTCAACCGTTGCGGATGCGATTGGCTTTACCTACCAGCAGGAAGGCCACCAGTTCTACCAAGTGACGTTTCCCACGGCCGACAAGACGTGGTGTCTCGATATCGTCTCCGGCCAGTGGCACGAGCGCATGTGGCTTGACGGAGACGGGCGAGAACATCGGCACCGGGCGATTGCCCATGCCTACGCTTACAACGAAACCGTGGTGCAGGATTGGCAGACGGGTCAACTGTATGCGTATGACCTGAACCTCTACACCGACAACGGCGCGCCGATCCTGCGCCGCCGGGGCTTCCCGCACATGGGCCATGAAGGCGGGCGCGTGTTCTACAAGCAGTTCTTGGTTGATATGGAAGTTGGGCGCGACGTGGGCTCAACCGTTGCGGTGCCAAGCGGCCCGGCGATTGGTCCCGATGTGGTGGCGGATACGGCGCTGGGGCCTGACGTAATCCCGGTGTTCCTCGGCGCGGATGACGGGTTGTCCTACGTGGCGCCGTCCAAGCTGTATCTGCGGTATTCCGACACGCGCGGGCAAACGTGGTCGAACCCGATTGAAGACGACTTTGGCGCAACCGGCGAGTTCTACAAGTCCATCCACTATCAGCGGCTTGGGATGGCGCGGGATCGGGTGTTTGAGGTGTTCTGGTCGGCGCCGGTTCGCACGGCGTTGAACGGGGCTTTTGTAATGGCGGAGGCGGAGCAGTGAGCGGCGTAGGGCAAGGCGTCCCGCAACGCATGACCGCGTTCGTGGACCCGCGAAGCGGCGTGATGACGCCAGCGTGGTATCGGTTCTTTTACTCGATTTGGGAACGAACCGGCGGCGCGCCGGCTACGTCAACCATCGATGACGTGGTTGAAACGTTGAAAATGTCTGACGTGACGCCAGCCGCGAACCCGGAGCCCGCCGCGTGGCTGGGCGCGGTGCTGGGCGACGTAATGACACCAGCGAACCCCGAGGCTCCCGCGTGGCTAGGTGCGGCGCTAGGCGACGTGGTGCCGCCAGCAAACCCCGAGGCTCCCGCGTGGCTGGGTGCGGCGCTGGGTGACGTGGTACCAGCATCCAACCCGGAACCTGCCGCATGGCTAGGTGCGGCGCTGGGTGACGTGGCTGCGGTCCCGTCAACGGAAAGCGCCGTCTGGCAGGCGGTATCAGCCGGCGATATCCCGCGCGTGCCTGAGAATGACCCGATGATGATTTCACTGATGGTGGCCTGACACATGGCGACAATTGCTCCCGCAAACCTTGGCGCCGGCACGTTGACCGCTTCGGCGGCTGCCTACGTGACCGCAGCGGCAAACACGACCGTGATTATCAAAGCCGTGATTTTCACGAATACGGACGTGGCGGCTCGCACGATCACGGTGCATCGCGTGCCAAGTGGTGGCAGCGCCACCACGGGCAACCGGATTATCAGCGCATACAGTTTGTCCGCCGGCCAAGCCTACGTTGCGCCGGAATGTGCAAACCTTGTGCTGGCACCGGGCGAGACTTTGCAGGCGTTGGCGTCAACGGCTGCGGTGGTCAACATCGCGGCTTCCGGGTTTACCTCGTGACGACGGTTGAACCCATCACGCCCGGCCTGTTGTCTGCGTTCCTCGCTGCCATGGGCGAGGCGGAGCGCGCGGACTTGGAGCGGGTGGGCGGGCGGCGCGTGCTGGATCATGCCATTTCGCAATCAGTTCACACGTTCGCGGGCGTGGTTGATGGCGTGCCGGCTTTCGTGGGTGGCGTGATCCCCGATGACGATCATGTGATCGGCAAGGTTTGGATGATGGCTACGCCGCAAGTTGAGCGGGCCAAGAAGTTCTACCTCCGCGAAACCCGGCGCCAGGTCGGTTTGATGCTGCAAATGTTTGTCTGCCTCAAGACGATGGTTGCCGTTGAATACGGCAAGTCGCTGCGGTGGCTGCGGTGGCTGGGTTTTGCGCTGGGCCAGCCTGTGGAGCGTGCGGGGCGTGTCCTGATTCCGGTGGAGCGGTGGAATGAAGTTTAGCGCCGGTCCTGCCAGTTTCTACGAGACGGCGGTATTTGACCCCATCTCCGCGCTTGTCAGCGGCGGCGTGTCGCTTGTCGGTGGGCTGGTGTCCTCCGGCGCAGCGCGCGATGCTGCCGACACGCAAGCCGCTGCGGCGCGAAATGCTGCCGAATTGCAGATGCAGCAGTTCGGCCAGACCCGCGAAGACCTGGCGCCATACCGCGCGTATGGGACCAAAGGCGGCGATGAGATCATCAACCGCCTGAAGGAACTGACGGCACCGTTTACCCCGAACCAGGCCACGCTAGAGGCAACGCCCGGCTACCAGTTCACCCGCGATCAGGGGCTCAAATCGGTTCAGAACGCAGCGGCGGCGAAGGGGCTTGGCATCAGCGGCGCGGCGCTCAAGGGGGCGGCCAATTTCGCAACGGGGTTGGCGGATAGCACCTACAAAACGCAGTTTGACATTGACCAACTGAACAAGACGAACGCCTACAACAAGCTGCTTGAGTTGACGAAGGTTGGCGCCAATGCTGCGGGGAACACCGGGCAACTCGGTGTGCAGGCGGCGCAGAATGCCGGAAATAACTTGACTTCCGGCGCGAACGCTTCGGCGGCGGGCACGATTGGCAGCACGAATGCGATTGTGGGCGGCATCAACAACGCAGCGAACCTGTATCAGACGTATTCGATGCTCAATAAGCTGGGGGCGTGGCGGTAATGGCACTTGACCCCAGCATCGCCCTGCAAGCCGGCACTGGCGTTGCCGCGCCTCCCAATCCGTTGCAGCAGGTTGGTCAGGTGGCGGGTATCGCCAATGCCTTTGCGCAAAACAAGCTGCTAGGCCAGTCGCTAGAGACGCAGCAACAGGCGCTCGCGGCAACCCGCATGCGTGCGCTTGGCGGCATCGCCATCCCGGCGCTTAAGGAATACGACCCGCAGAACCCGGCGAGTGCATCGCGCGTCGTGGAAGCGCTGTACGTCGGCATTGGCTCTGCGGTGGCCAACGGCACGCTTGATAAAGGCACGGCTGATCAGCTTTACCAAGGCATCGCGGCGACGAAAACCCCACAGGATTTGATGGGCCGCGTGCAGCAGTTCGCGTTGATGGGGATTGATCCAAACACGGCGCTGTCCCGCATCTATGGCCAACCGGGCGTCATGTCGGACAACCAGACGGTGCAGCCTGGGATTGTTCGTGATCCTATGATGGGCGGCGGTTTCACGCCAGCGGGGCAGGGTGTGCCGCAATTCCTTAGCCGCAGCGAACTTGCCTCGCGCGTCCCCGGCCCCCCCGGCCCCGGTGGCGCCCCCACAACGCTGCCGCTTGGCGCCGTCACGCCCTCAAACCTCGCTGGCCCTGCGGCGGGTTCTCCGCTTGGGGATGGGCGCTTGCCGCCTGCGCTGCGCAACCCCGCAAACCCTGCCGCGCCTCCGTTGGCGTCGCCAACCGGACAAGTTACGACCGGCCTTGGCCCGGCGCAGTCTGCGGCACAGGCGGCCACGGGCGCACAGGGGGCCGCACGCTTCAGCCAGATTGCGGACCAAGGCGTTGCCGCACAAGCGCAAGACGCCATCTTGGGCAACATGGAAACCGAGATTGCGCAGTTCGCTTCGGGCACCGGGCAGGACCGCATCAAGAACTTCCAGAAGGCGACGTTGCGGTTTGCTGCGCCTGTGGCGCGGGCGTTCGGCATTGATGAAAAGTCGGTGGCGGCGAACGAGTCTTTTGACAAGTTGGCGGCACAAATTGCCGACGCACAGGGCGCCGGATCGGATGCGCGGCTTGCTGTGACCCAATCCGCTAACCCCGGAAGCACCCTCACGCCAGAAGGCGCGCGCTTGATCCTCAGCCAGCTTCGCGGCAACGCCGACTACAACAAGGCCCGCGCCACGCTGGCGGCGCAATGGCCGGACAAGGCGGACCAAGCCGGCTTTGAGCAGCAGGCAAAAAACCTTGACCCGCGCGTATTCCAGATGCTGCGGATGACTGGGGAACAGCAACGGACGTTCTTCGAGAACCTGAACAAAGCCGACAACGCAGCCATCAAAAAGGCTTGGACTTGGGCTAAGGAAAATGGCCTTGTCGGTCGATAGCCACGGGCCAATTTTCGAAGCGGCAGCCCGCGAATGGAACGTTGACCCGCGCCTGTTGCGCGCGGTGGCCACGCAGGAAAGCGGCGGCAACCCGAACGCTCGCAGCCGGGCCGGCGCCGTTGGCGTCATGCAGCTTATGCCGGGCACCGCGAAAGACCTCGGCGTAACCGACCTGACGAACGCCGAACAGTCCATCTACGGCGGCGCCAAATACCTGTCGCAGATGCTGGATCGTTACAAGCACCCCGAAATTGCACTAGCGGCTTACAACGCAGGGCCGGGGCGGGTTGACGCTTTCCTTAAGGGCGGCGCGCTACCTGACGAAACGCTTAAATACGTGCCTGCCGTCAAAGCGCATTTCGAGAGGTTAGGCCCTGTGGCAGATCGTCGCGCTTCCGGTGTCATGTCAGATGATGACTTTCTGAAAGCCATCGGCGGCGGCGCGAAGCCCGCCACAACTGCGCCCGGCGCGACCATCAGCGATGATGATTTTCTGAAAGCCATCGCGCCGATTACGGAAGATAAGCCCGCGCCTACGGACAAGCGCCAGCAGGGCGACCCCGACAACCCCGTTATGCCGGATCGCGGCCAAGCCTTCCGGCGCCGCGCGGATCTCGGCACGCGTTCGTCTACTGCCGTGGAGACGGGCACGACCGTTGGCGATATCGCGGCCAGCGCCGGCAATATCGGTTCCGCCGCCGCGCAGGGGTTTCGCGAGGGATCGCAGCCCATGCCGCCGCTTGTCACGCCGGTCATGGAGGGGTTGGGCGTCTATCCCCCGGCAGCCGGCGGCGGAACCCTGCTACAGCGCGCGAACAAGTTGGTTATCGACCCGCTTGCGACGGGTGGTGAGTTGGCGTTGCGGTTGGCTGGTGGCTTGTTCCGGGGTGCGCAGGCTGGCGTTGCGCAGGCGGGTGCGGAAATCGACCAACCGCAGCTTGGGCGCGATCTTGCCGCCATGCCGGATGCGTTCATGGGCGCGCTCCCCGGCGGTGCGCCACGGCAACCCAACCGCCTTGCGCCTGCCGCGCCTGAATACGTGCCATTGCCTGACAAGCCGCGGATCTACATGCGTGCGGATTCGGCGCCTGCCAACCCCGCGCCGGAATTTATGCCGCCGGGTGTGCAGCGGCCTCCGGCGGCCGCCCCTACGGCTCCTGTCGCCCCCCCTGAGTTCCTGCCGCCCGGCGCGACCATGGCCCCGGCGGCCGATGACGCGGCGATGGGCGGGCGCCGTTCGGCTGGCGCTGCGGCGGCGACGGATGCTGAAGCGAGCATGTCCGCGCGCGAAAGCAACAATGCGCGATGGGCGGCGGAATCTGAAAAGCTGACGGAACCCCATCCAATGGGGCCGGATTTCAACGAATACATTCCCGGCATCATCCGCACTGAAGCGGAAATCATGCAGGACCCCAATATTGCGCGCAACGAAAAGTTGATGGAAGCGCAGCAAGGGGCTCGATTCAAAGAAGCCAAGCGGAAAAACAACGAAATCCGCATGGAGTTTCTCAAGGATACGGCAGGGAATCCCAACATCCTTGAGCGCATGATGCAGCAGCGCGACACCATCATTGAGCGAGATTTGCCCAATGTGTGGCGCAACGCGGGTGAAGCCGACACGACGCCAATTTTCACCAAAGCGCAAGAAATCCTAGACAGCCCCTCTGGGCGTCAAAGCGCGGTTGAAAAGTCTGTGCAGCATGTGGTTGATAGGATGACGGACAAAAGGACAGGCAAGCCGTTTACCGACCCGCAGCAGCTTTACGGCGTCCGCAAAGAAATCAATTCTTTGCTGGAAGGCAAGCAGACTCAAGAAAGCCAGTATGCAAAGCTTGCAAAAAGCGAATTGATCCAAATTCGCGACGTGCTGGATAAGCAAATCGAGTCGGCGGCTTCCGGGTTTGCAGACTATTTGGCCAAATATCGAGAGGCTTCAAAACCAATTGATGAAATGAAATACCTCATCGAAGCGTCCAACGACGCCATGCGCAACCGCAACCTGACGGTGCCTGGCGTGCAAAGGATGATGGATAGCATCGTGAACGACCGCAACGCATCGTATCCCAACGGGGCGCAATCCATTTCCCCTGAGAAGATGGAGATGCTTTGGCGCTTGCGTGATGATCTTCGTTCCGTGGCTTCGGCGGAAGATTTGGCCAAGGCGCGTGGATCGGACAGCATGCCGTTGTTTATGGATTACGTCAAAAACGTTGGCGGGCGCGGGTTAGTCGAAGGGGTTGGTATGCTGGCGTCTGGCGTTCCCGGCGCTTCGCTTGTCTTCAGCGGCATCAAAGCAGCGTCCGAACAAAACAAACTAGCAAAGGGGCTAGACCGCGCCTTCAATTTTGGCGAGGGCCGCCTCCGCCCGCCTCCGCAATAACCACCCCGGCACGCTGGCCAGCACCCACGCCAGCCCGGCAATCACGAGATAACCGCCTTCCGCCCGGCCATCCGCCGGGATGCGTCCGAACTGCGCTTCTAGGTTCATTGCCCACGCAAAGCATCCGACGCCCGTAAACGCGAGCCACGCGGCGACGCGGCCGATGCCATGCCCTTTCGAACAAAGCCAGAGAAGCCCAGCCGTCAACGCTAGGCCGATCAACCACGCCATACCGTCCTCCTGGAGCCTCCCCGCATGGCCCTACCGCTTCCCAACGGCGAAACCCAATTCATTGACGCCAGCGGCAATCCGTTGGCGGGGGGTTACGTCTATCATTTCGTGCCCGGCACCAGCACGCCGAAGAACACCTATCAGGATCAGTCTGGCACGATTGTGAACAGCAATCCGATCGTGCTGGACGCGGCCGGGCGCGCGGTCATCTACGGCGATGGGCTGTATCGGCAGGTGGTGACGGACTCGCTGGGCAATCAGGCGTGGGACCAAGAGACTGGTGTAGCCACCCTTTCGGTTCTCGGCGCGGTGGCCAAGAGCGGCGACACCATGACCGGGCGCCTGACGGTGCCGGCGTTCACCTCCACGTCATCGGTTGCGGCTGAAACGATCCTGCCGATCGGTAACCCGTCGCTGCTGTCGTTCAACTCAATCAGCGGCACGACGACCAGCAGCACGGAAGACGAGTTTTCGCTTGCGGTCAACTTCGTGTCGAACACGGGCGCGGCGGCAACGGTGCCAACGGCCAAAAACAAGGTGGCGCTCTACGCGGCCATTCAGGCGGATTCCGGCAGCGGCAACGTTTGGGCTTTTAATCCCCTGTTGCTGATCAACTCCGGCGCTTGCACCATCGGCGGGGCGCAAATTGCCGAGTTTGATCTAGCCAACAACAGCGGCACCCACTTTGGCGACGCGGGCGGCTTCCCGGCGCAGCCTGCGGTGTTCGGGATGCAGATCAGCGGCATCAGCACCAACCGCGCAACGGCTGCCGTAGCGGTGCTGGGGAACTTAAGCGACCTCGTATCCCCGATGTGGAATCAGGGGCTTATCTTCGCCGCGCAGTCCGTGCGCCTGACCACGATTGCCGACTACACCAACAGCGCCACGTCAATTGACCTTCAAGGCAATCACACGGGCTACGGTGTGGATTTCTACAGCGGTTCGTTCGCCTCTGGCGCAATTCGTCTAGACAGCCAAGCCCGGATCGTGGCGCGCAACGCGGCAGACAGCGCAAACTTTGACGTTCTGAAAACGTCGTCGTCTGATAGCCTTATGCTCGGCGCTTCCGCATCGCCCTACGTGATCGCCACGGCGTCGGTTGGCTTCGTGTCGGAGACGGACAACACGATGAGCCTTGGCGTCTCCGGATCTCGCTGGACGGCGGTTTGGGCGGTCAACGGCACAATCCAGACCTCGGATCCGCGCGAGAAAACCGACATTGAGACGCTTTCGGACGTGCCTGTCGGGGAGATCATCGACGCCATCAAACCCATTACGTTCCGCTGGATCGAAGGCGGCAAGGATGCGGACGGCAACCCGGTGCCGGGCAAGCGCACGCATTGGGGCTTCAGCGCTGAGGACGTGGGCACCATCGCAAAGCGCGCGGGGCGTGACTTCGGCGGCTTTGTGAAAGCCGAGGATGGCACGTTGGCCATCCGCCCCGACCAGATGATTCCGATCCTGTGGGAAGAAATGCGGCACCTGCGCGCGCGGGTTGCCGAGCTTGAGGGGCGCAAATCGTGACCGCGATCCAATACATCTCGCAGCTTGGGGCGGTTGCCTCTGTTGGCACGACCGATATTCTCCCTGTGACGCAGGGCAGCACCGGACCTCTGACTGGCACGACGCGCAAGGCCACGGTTGCGCAGCTTTTCACGTCTCCGACGTTTACGGGCACGACCACGCTTGGCGGTAATGCAGCTAATTATGTCACGGTTGCGGGCGGGACTTCTGGTAATCCAGTTACTTTTACCAGTGTCGGCGACGATGCCTCGCCCGATATTCGTTTTGTGCTGCCGAATCGCGGCGCCGTCAGTGTCCCGCGATTGTCGATCGGCAATTTCACGGCCGGCACGTCGAGCACACCCCCGCGCCTGATGTCGCTCTTCGCCGACCAGACGATGAGCGGGGCGGGCGGGCCGGCGGTGCGCATCGGCGGCATCAAGCGCGGGTCTTTGACAAGCAATCTTGAGGGCATCTACGCCCAAGTTCTAGACGAAGACCGTGTTGCTATGTCAAACACAAACAACGGTATTCTGGTTAACTTCATGGCATCAACCATGCGCGCTGGGTGGTCCGGAGGCCGCACGCTGCACCAAACGCAGCTTTACGTAGGCAATCCAGCATCGCCTGGTGTGGGATCGAGCGGAACAGCAGGAACGAGCGCCTATCACGTATCTGGCGCGTCCTTTGCATATTCCTACGACAGTGCGGGTGGCGTTATCGGGGCGCACCGGGGCAACCTGTTCGGCCGCAACGATGCCACGCGGGTTCGAACCGGAAGCGGCCAGTATTGGAACTCTACTTTCGGCAACGAGACTGACGTCGGCGTAACAGCCGGCAATATGGTGTTGTGGAAGGGCGGCATGAAAGTCGTCAAGTGGTCAGACGACGCGGTTCCGGGGCTGATTGCGGACTTCGCCTACGGGATCAACGACCAAGCGGGCGCGTCTAGCTGGCGCGTCGGGTGGCAGATCGGCGGCCCGGAAGGGGCTTACCCGTTCGGCACAAATAGCCAGATCATGTCGTATTTCCCAGGACTGAGCGGAACGCCTGTAGCCGCGACGGGGATCAACTTTCTCGGCATCACCTTCGGCCGGTCAACCTTTGAAAGCGCCGGCTTCCGTGTTGGGCCGACTGGAAACGTCGGATCGTTGGTGGCCAGCGGTGGCGCGCTGCAAACCCGCAGTGCCATTGTGGCGAAAACTGCCGTCGTCGACACGATCACCGTGCTTGAGGGTGGCCTTTATTCCGGCGCGGTGACGCTCACATGTTCAGCATCTCCTGGTGGCGGCACTCTGGCAACGGCTACGGTCGATACATACGCGTGCGAATTTTTCAGCCAAGTTGCTGTGGGTGGCAGCGGCTATGTTGTGGGCAATACCATCACGCTCACGGGCGGGACATTCTCAACCGCGTGCGTCGGCACCGTAAATAAGGTGGACGGTAGCGGCGCCGTGCAGGGCGTAGCGATCACCACGGCGGGCAGCTACAGCGTGCCGCCAGTTGGGGCATCGGCCACCACGACAAGCGGCGCCGGCACGGGCTGCACACTGGTGCCGTTTCTCAAAATCCTGACCGTCACCGTTACCAACGCCGGCACGCTTTACGATGAATTCTTGCCGCCGACGATCACCAGCTCGGGCGCGGTCAGTACAACGCGGCAGGCGTTGCTTCAAGTGACGATGACGGCGACGCAGGCCCCGCTCTTACTCAATACCGGATCGTCAACGCAGGTCGATAGCCTGACCGTCAACGCCGCCGGGCCGACTGTCCGCAGCGGCACCGGGGCGGCATCTGGCACCCAACCTCGGGGCTCGCAATGGCTCCGCACAGATGGCGGTGTCGGATCAACCCTCTACGTGTCCCAAGGTGGCGGCACGTGGAATGCAGTGGCAGGTGTGTAAATGACCCTTTCGCCTTCCCTCCCCGCCGACGTGTGGCAGGTTCTGTATGCCGCGATGATCGAACATCCGGTGCCGTTCCATGCGCGGCTGCAAGCGATCCAGAAGTTCGAAACCGCCATGCAGGCGGCGCAGCAGCCTGCGCCGGCAAAGGAGCCTGAGTAATGACCGCTATTCCCACTGCGTTTCAAGCGTTTTTCCCTGAGCAAACTAGCACGCTTGCTTGCACCACCACCAGCGGCAGCGCCAACGTCGTGTTGGGCACGGTGGGCGATACCCTGCTTTTGCGCAATGAAGGTCCTAGCACGGCGTTCCTTGCGTTTGGCAATTCTGGCGTCACGGCCACGGCAGGCGGTGTCATCAACGCTTCCAGCGACGGCTCTTTTCCGCTTCTGGCGGGCGAGATCAGCACCGTTCGTGTGGACAGCGCAGGCAGCGGCTTGAACGTGGCGGGCATCACGGCGGCGGGCACGGCTACCGTCCGCATCTCGCGCGGGAGTGGTGTCTAATGGCATTGCGAGCAATAGCGCCGGGCGCGCGCCTGGTTTCGACGTTTACCAGCAGCGGCACATACACCAAATCCAGCAACGCCCGGTACGTGGCCGTGCTGGTAGTCGGCGGCGGCGGTGGTGGTGGGTTTGGTGGCACCTATGCTGCCGTAGGCGGCGGGTCTGGCGGTGGAGGCGGCGGGGGCGGGTCGTGGGATCAGGCCATTTACGCCGCGAGCGCATTGGCGGCTTCGGTTGCGGTTACGGTTGGCGCAAGCGGCGCAGGCGGCACAACTGGCGCTGGCGCGGCGGGCGGGATTTCCAGTTTTGGCGCGCTTCTTTTCGGTGGCGGTGGGGGCGGTGGTGGCCCTGGCAGCGCGGCGGCGACCAGTGGCGGCGGTGCTGGTCCTCCCCCGGGGCGCAACAACCAGGCCAACAGTGGAAGTGTAACTGGTGGTTCAGGGTTTGTTTTTGGAAATTCCGGCGGAACGGGCCTCGGTGGCACCCCAGCCGGTAGCGTTTTTTTTGTAGGCGTTGGTGCGTCGGGCGCGGGCACGTCGGCTTTAGGCGTTGCTAACACTGGCGGCTTTCAACCCAACGGCACCGGCGGCGGCGGTAGCGGTGGTGGTTTTTCTGCTGGCTCTGCCGCAGCCGGCGGCGGCGGTGGATACAACGTATCCGGCGGTAATAACGCCTCGGTAGGCGGCGGCGCGATTGGAGCGGCGGGCAACGCGGGCAACACCCCCAGCGCGGCGTTTCTCACTGTGCTTACTTCAGGCGGCCCGCTTGGCGGTGGCGGTAGTGGCGGTGGTTCCGGCACTGCGACAAACGGCGGCGCAGGCGGCAACGGCGGCGCCTATGGCGGTGGTGGCGGTGGCGGCGGAGCTGGTGATAGCGGCGCGGCTCGCGTGGGCGGTAACGGCGGCGCTGGCGGTGCGGGCGTCGTCATTGTGTGGGAGTGGTAATTATGGACCGTTACAACGTGATCACAACAGTGGACATTGAGCAGCAGCAGTTGCACGAAGATGGCACGATCACGATCGTCGTCATCCCTGCTGGGTCGGTGATCAACACCGTGGTGTGGGATGGCGTAGCCGATTGGGCTCCCGGTGACGGGCTGCGTGCGGTGCGGGAGGATAGCCTGGCCAAGCCGCCGAGCGCGCCTGTGTTGTTGACATGAGTGACGTGACGAGCGGCACAGGAGGCTGGCACTTGGATAAGCGCGTTCCAATTGCCCTGATTATCGCAATTCTTGGGCAGGCGTTGGCGTTTGGCTGGTGGGCCGCGACGCAAACAGCACAGCTTGCAGCGCATGGCCAGCGGATCGACGGATTGGAAAAGCGCGAAGATCAAGACCGCGCGGTTTCGGCGTTGGTGGCGCGTGACCTGGGCGAGATCAAGGGGCAACTCGCAATCCTGATCCAGCGAATGAACCGGCCGGGGCAGTGACATGATCGCAGCTTTGCTCCCGCTTCTCAGCCCAGTCCTAGACAAGCTGGTTGGGCTCATTCCTGACCCGGCAGCCGCAGCCAAAGCCAAGGCCGAGGCGCTGGCGGCCATCATGGCAGCCGACGCGGCGCAGCTGGAGGTGAACAAGGTCGAGGCGGCGAGCGGTAGCCTGTTCGTCGCCGGGTGGCGTCCGATGGTCGGCTGGGTTTGTGCATGCGGAGTGGCGTGGAATTGGATCGGGCTTCCGGTCGGGATGTTTGTGGCGGCGGCGGTTGGGCATGGCATGGATCTTCGCCCGGCGGACCTGTCTGAAATGCTGCCGTTGTTGCTCGGGATGCTTGGGATGGGCGGGCTTCGGACGTTTGAGAAAATGCAGGGCGTGGCGCGCGAAGGTCTCGCCAAGCCGGGCGTGGCGCCGAATGGCCAGGGAGGGCAGGGGTGATGCTCACAGCCCGCGATATCCAACGTCTATCCGGCGTGCACCCCGACATGGTCCGCGTCATCACGCGCGCACGTCAACACGCCGATTTTATCGTCACCGAGGGGATGCGAACCGTCGAACGCCAGCGCCAACTTTTCGCGGCGGGCGCATCGCAGACCATGAATAGCCGACACCTGACCGGGCACGCCGTTGACCTGGCGGCGTTGGTGGCGGGCGGTGTGCGGTGGGATTGGCCGCTCTATACGGCGATCGGCGCTGCGGTAAAGCGCGCGGCGATCGAGGAACAGGTGGCGATTACCTGGGGTGGGGATTGGAAAATGCGGGACGGGCCGCACTTCGAGCTTGAGTGGGCGCGATACCCGTAGCCTATCACGAAACGGTTTTTGCGCTCAGCCATCGGCGGCCTGCATTCAGCGGTCATGGCGGGTCTCCTGCAAATGCGCTGTGTCGCCATCCGGCGCGTAGCGATAGGCCCAGTCGCCAGCATATTGGACGATGGCGGGCACCACCCGACGCCACCATGCCCAGCGCATCGGCATGATTATCACCAGCCGGTAGCAGCACCAAGCGCGGGCGTAGCGAAACGGCTCAGCGCGAAACGGGATGGCACTCACAGCGTCACCCTCGGCATGTTGTCGTCGGTCGCCATTTGGGTTTCAACGGCCAACCCCGCCACCTCCACCATGCGTTGAGGGAGGGTCATGGGGTGGGCCTCACAGTTTCAATCGCAGGTGGCCTGTTGACTTCACGGTAAGCCTGATTGCTTCTTCGGCTTGGCATGACGCAAGCACCGCGCAAATGACGATTGCCCAAAATGCGTTCTCGCTCATGTCCCCTCCTTCAGCGCGCGGAGCACCACCGCGGCGCCACGCAACGCGATGACAGCGCGGCCATCCGCCTCAAAATCCGCCATCTCATTGAGAGCCACCGCCGCCCGCTCCAACTCATCGGCCCGGATCGCGGGGATCACGGCGGCGAAAGCGGCGCGTAAATCACCGTCGCTATTAACCCACGCCCGCATGGTCGTTCTCAGCAGTTCTCCCGATACCTCAACCTTCATTGCCCGGCTCCTTGTGTGTGAGGCGGCGCGGGCTTCGTCACGATACCCTGCAGCCAATTCTGATGCTTCATCGCAGGTTCGCCGGCATTCGTCTGGGCGGCGCTTGTCCCACGTCCGCTCTGCCACTTCGTCCAAACCGTTGTCTGCCGCCTCCAGCGCCTCCCGCAACCGCCTCACCTCCGCCCGCAGCTTCTCGACCTCGGCGGGGGTGGCGACGGGGGCGAGGTAGCGCCAACCGGACTTGTGAACGTCCTCCGGGTCTCTCTGGCGTCCACCCCAAGTCCAATGCTGTTGGCCCCAAAAAGCTACCGTGTCGAGGTCGTCATGGGTGCCTAGCCGCAGCCAATGGCGGCCCTCCTTCCACCGAAACTCCTCCGGCGGCTCACAACGCGCGCTCATACCCTTGTCTCCTTGGCTGCGGCGGGTGGAGTGGGAAGCGGCCGCCAGTGGGTGGCGTCTCGAATTTTGCAGACGCACCATCCGGCATCCGGGTGATACGAAGCGGCGCAAATTATCGGCTCCAGGTGAACGCCCCATTTCTCTGGGTGCAGCACGCGGGCATAAACCAGCACTTTCGTCCCATCCTTTGGCGCCGTCGCAATCGGCTGCCAGTCCTGTTCCACCGCATAGCCATCAGCGGCGAGATCGGCGGAGATGGCGTCGAGGGTGTCGAGGGCTTGTTCGGCATCGTCCAACGCAAGCCGTGTTATTGGCCCCTCGCCTTCCTCCGCTTCACGGGCCGCAACGATGGTCCGCATCCGTTGCGCCACGGCCTCCAACGCTTGCAAGCGGGTCATACCGGCACCTCATCATCCTGCGCCGCCGCCGGGGCTTCCGTGACGGGCGTTTCTTCCATGCGTGCAGCCGCAGTTTTGCGGGCGTCCTCCACCTGCTGCCACAAGTCGGGCTTGTTGGCCTTCAGCCACGCGATTCGCTCCCCGTCGTTGTCAAGAACGTCGTAGTAGTCCTGCGCTGTGACGACGGCGGCGAAGGAAGCAAGGATGGCGCTGGCGCCGCGCTTGGGTGGCTGCTGGATCTGGGGTTCCGGCACGGCCACGGCTTCGATGGTGGGGCCAGAATGGGCCGGCGTGTCGGTCGGCATGTCCCGCGCTTCCTCGGCGCTGATCAGGCCGCGCAGCACGTCGGGGAAGGCGTCACGCAGGGCGAAGCCGCGCGCACGCAGTTGCAGCATCCGCGCCGGGTATTGCTGCCACGGCCCTGCCTTGCCCCATAGGCCCGCCTTCTTGGCATCGGCCACGCTAAACCGGGCCACCACGGGCGAGGCGTTGCGGCGCTTGGCCATGCACGTTGCCACCATCGCCTCGCCTTCACCGTCCAGCTTCTCCGCGATGTCTTCGCAGTTGGCCGAAGCGCGGCACAGGCCAATGAGGGCATCGCCCCACACGCTGGGCCGGTTGTTGATCACGGCGATGTTCTGCAACGCCTGCATCGGGGCCAGGCCAAGTTCGCTGCCCATCTGGACGGCCAGCATGATATCTTCCGGCTTGTTGCGGAACGACGGCGGCACCATCGCCGACTTGGCAGCCATATTGGAGAATTGGGCCAGTTCGTTGAAGCTGGCGGGGCGGAGAATAAGGGCGGTCATGTTCATTTGCTCCGTATGGTCAAAGCCGCAACACCATTGGCCAGCACAGCGCCAGCGATGGGGGTTCCCGCTTCGAGCAGTTGTTTGATTTTCGCTTTGTCAGGCTCCACCGTCGTGCGCAGGCATTCCGGCGGCAGTTCATCGGGGTTGGTAATCAGCACACCGGGGCGGCCCTGAGACACGCTCACGGTAAACTCCGGGTGCTTCCATTTCTGCATGCCCGCCGCTTCCATGACGGTCAGCAGCAAGCCCCGCATCGTCTCCACGCGCCGTTTGGCCCGGTCGCGGCGTGTGGCCAACGCCACCAGCCTTTCGCCAATCGCGTCAACGTCTGCCTCAGCCTCGCCAACGGCCCGCACCAGCAGCGTCACAATATGCGCGGCGTCTGGCACGTCCTGTTCGATGGCGGCCAGTAACGCGGCTTCGTCGGTGTCGGGCGTGAGGGTGGCCAGGTCTGCCACACGGGCGCGGATGGCGCTGGTGACTAGGGCGATTTGGAGGGTGTTCACAGCCAAACCCTCCACCACTTCCGCGCCGGCTTCATCGGCTCCGGCGGCTCCATCAGCTTGTCGGCTACGTCATGCAGCGCAAAAACAATTGCGCGCATCTCCACGAGTTCGCACGCGGGCAGGCGCCGGAGGTTTCCCGCCTCGATCTTCCCGTGCATCTGTGCGGCCACCTGGCGCAGCCGGATCGCAGCGGGCTGGCGGTCATCCATGATCGCGCGTAAGGCGGGGCTGGCGACGGTTTGGAACCCGGTAATGGCGTTCATGTCAGCGCACTCCACAGCGAAACAACCGCACCAGCCCAAGCCGCCACCGACAGCGCCGAGGCGTTGACGATATCACAAGTTCGGGCAACGCCGGCTTGCACGTCGCCAATTAGGCAGAAGCCGAAAAACATGCCCACCACGCCGCAAACGGTGGCGGGGAGAAGGTGGAGTAGGTTCCATGTCATTACACAACCTCCCTCGGCATCGGCGCCGGCAACCCTAGCGGCAGAATGAACGGCAGCGCCGGAAACACGGTCTCGCGCATTTCGGCCAGCCATTGCGCGTCATCTGCGATATGTTCGGCCAGCACGGCGCGCCAGTGGGGATCGGTTTCCTCGCCAAGCTGCGCAAGTTGCGCGGCCAGATCGCGGGCGGCATCTTCCACGTCTTCGGCGGTGTATTGGACCATGTAGGAGGGGGTCACGACCGCACCTCCCGCACCAACCCCAACACATCAAACCCGCGCTCCCGCAGCCGTTCGCGGACGTGCGCCAGTTCGTGCGGTTCGGCGCCGGGCAGCCAAAGGTCCAGCGCGTAGGCCAGCGCGTCATCGGCGGGGGAGAGGGTGGGGATGGCAACGATGCTGTAAATGGTAAGGGTCATCCCACGCACTCCCCCATCCGATCCGCCGCCCACTCGTCCAGCAGCGCCACCCGTTCAGCGCAATTTGTGCGCGGCATCATGTCGAGCAGGCCGGCGACGATATCGCTCCAGCCGTAACCGGGCGCCATGCAGTGGTTATCGGCATCGATGCGGGCGATCACGTCAAGCGCCGCCTGTAGCGCCACCCGGACGCGCTCGTTATCCGTGTGCGCGGCGAAAGCCAACGCGACAACGGCGGACGGTGTGGTGCGGCCAAAGCCTGTGTCATAAGCGCGGCTGTTAAAGTTGTCGGGGTAAGACATCGAACGCCTCCATCTAGTTGACGCCCAAACGTTGCCACCCACGCAACGCCACGTCAACTATAAAAATGCCAGCCCGGCAAAATTTTTCCTTGACGGCACCGGAACCGCGCGGCACGGTGGCGTCCATGAACCTCCTTGAATATCTCCAGACGAACGGCATCACATACCGCGAGTTCGCTGCGTTGATCGGCCGCGACCAGGCCGAAATCTGGCGATGGGCGAATGGGCGCAGGGTTCCGCCGTTGCTTGTCGCCAATCAGATTGAGCGGGTGACGGACGGTAAGGTGACGCCTCGCAGCTTTGTGGAGTCTGGAACGTGATCGATCATCTCCAAATCGGCGGCTGCGCGGGCAGTTCTGACGAGATGGCCGCCACCAGCGCGGGCAGCGGTTCGTCCGCGCCTGCTGGTGGGGAATTGGGCGCGGGCGGGCATCTCCCCCCGGTTGGACCTGCGGCGGGGGGCAGACCCGTGACCCATCCCCCGCACGCTGCGCTAGACGCCGGCACAATCCGCCGATGGGCCGCTGAAGGTGTGTCTCAGCGCAAGATGGCGCAACGGTTGAACCTGTCCCAATTTACAGTGGCCAATTTTATGTCGGCGCACGGTATAGAAACGCTGATACGCAAGCCTCGTAGCGGCGAAATGGAACGCGCGTCTGCGGTGCTGGTGGAACATTTCGCCACGCATCCCGATCTTAAGGCCGTGCTGGCACTTTACCGGCAGGCCCGGGGCAACGACGGAACAACCATGAAGGGCATGCGTGCCCACGCTCGCAAGCTGCGCATCGTGCGGGCGGACGATAGCGTGTGGACCGGCGCCAAGCGTGGCGCGGCGACCGTCAAGGCCATGCACGAAGCGGCGGCTGCGGAACTGGCGCCGATGCTTCAGGCGTCGTTAAACGAGACGTATTCGCTGCCTGTCAGCGCCAAGCTACTCGGCATCAGCGCCAAGCGGGCGCGCAGGCTGGCACGGCTGGGGATGGTGACGGTTCCGCCCCGGCCGAAGGTGGCCAAGGCGCCAAAACCCAAGCCACCGCCGGCACCACGCAAGCCCAACAAGCTGCCGGCGACGTGGGTGCGCGACAACAGCCCGCGCGCGCCCAAACCCCGTTACGAGAGCGTCGAGGCGTTCCTTGCGGCAGGCGGGCGCATCCAGGTTTGCCCGGCGGCAGCAGCGGCAGTCACGACGGCCACGCTGGACGAGGGGCGCGACGTGATCCGGCGATATCACGAAGCAGCCGGGGAGACGGGCAACTGGAAAGACCGCGCGAAGAAGAAGATTGGGCGGCTGCATTTTGGGGCAGGGGCGTGAATAACGTTCATGACCTGACAGGGCAGCGTTTTGGGTGGTTGCGTGTATTGCAGCGCGTCGGCAGTGATCCGAATTACCGCGCAACGTGGCTTTGTGTTTGCCGGTGTGGAACGGAGAAAACGGTTGTTTCTAAACTTCTTGTTCAAGAGACAATTACAAGTTGTGGGTGCAAAAGATTGCTTAGGTATGCATCACAGCGGGGTGATGCTGAATATTGGGATTTTATCCATACAGCCGAAGAACTTCCCGATTATCAGGAGGAACAAATAAAGTCATGACCGAAGACGAAGCCAAACAGGCCACCTACGCCGCCACCCGCCGCACCGTCACGCGCCCGGTTCGCGTGATCGGCCAGCCCATCATGGATAGCCCGCCGCGCATTGTTTACCGCGTCGATATGGAGGCGGAGATACGGGCGCAGATGGCGCAGGCGGGGTTTGAGTTTGCGGACGAGCCGCCGGGGAAGGGGAATTTCTGGTGATGCGCCCGGAAGATCGCCTCCAATACCGCTGCCGCATGTTCCTAGACAGCCACATGCTGCCGCCGTGCTGGTGGTCCAGCGTGGGCCATGAGCGCAAGCAGACGTTGCGACAGGGCCAGATGCAGAAAGCGCGAGGCATCCGGCGCGGTCTTCCGGACGTTATGATTTGGGCGCCGGGTTACTTCCTTGGCGTGGAACTCAAATCGGGCAAGAACACCACCACGGATGCGCAGGACGGATTTGCGCAGGCCATGGCGCGGAACCAGTTTGGCTACGAGGTGGTGCGCTCCGTCGAGCAACTCGGCGAGGCCCTACAGCGCCACGGCATCCCGCTGGCGCCTAACTGGCGGCTGGCGGCGATGCACCACGATGCCGCGCTGGACGTGCCCACCAAGGGCCACAACAAGCCGCCGCGCACTCGCACCGCCAAACCCACGGCGCGGGGGTTGGCGAAGATCGCGAGGGCGAGGCAGGCGGGGATTTTTGCGTGAGAGTCCTGGACCTGTTCAGCGGCATCGGCGGCTTCTCCCTTGGCCTAGAGCGGGCGGGAATGACGACCGCCGCCTTCTGTGAAGTTGACCCGTTTTGCCGCCGCGTGCTGGCGAAACACTGGCCGAAGGTGCCCTGTTACGATGACGTACGAACCCTCACAGGCGAGCGCCTGGCAGCAGACGGAATTTCCGTGGATGTCATTTGCGGCGGGTTCCCCTGCCAAGACATCAGCGTTGCTGGAAACGGGGCAGGCCTTGTCGGCGAACGGTCGGGCCTATGGCGCGATTACGCCCGACTTATTGGCGAGATACGACCCCGCTTCGTCATCGTGGAGAACGTCGCAGCACTCCTTTTTCGGGGGCTTGGAGACGTTCTCGGAGACCTGGCCACGTTCGGGTATGATGCGGAGTGGCATTGCATCTCAGCTGCCGCCGTTGGTGCCCCTCACAGGCGGGATCGGGTGTGGATCATCGCGTATCAGCGCGTGGCCGACGCCGACCGCCGACAAGGTCTCCACGACCTCCAACTGCACCCCAGCGATGGCGGAGAGGTATTTCAAAAGGGGACGGTTGGGGAGCTTCATCGAGGCAGTCGCGGCGAGGATGTGGCCGACGCCAGCGGCCAGGGACTACCGGTTCCCCAACGCGAAGCCCTACTCGGAACGGGGAGGTGGAACGAAGGGCGTGCAGCTTCCGGAGGCGGCGGGTGGCCCCCTGAACCCTGTGTGGGTCGAGTGGCTCATGGGGTTTCCGCTCGGGTGGACAGACTGCGGGCCATCGGCAACGCCGTCGTCCCGCAAATCCCGGAGTTGATCGGCCGCGCCATCATGAGGGCGGCAGCATGAGCCCCGACTTCATCGAAATGGCCGGCCAAACCATCGGCAACCTCCAAGTCATCGACTACGCGCGGACAGGCAACCACGGCGCGCATTGGGTGGTGATGTGTCTCGACTGCAAATCGCAGCAGATCGAGCGCGGGTGCAATCTGCGGAAGGCGCAGAAGCGGCCGGGGTGGCGGATTGTTTGTAAGGGGTGCGGGAAGTGAGCGATCCTTTCCACATCACCGGCCCCGCTATTATTAGCGTCTCCGGCGGGCGCACCAGCGGATATATGCTGTGGCGCATCCTTCAGGCGCATGGCGGGGCGCTACCGCCAGACGTGCATGCGGTGTTTGCCAATACAGGCCGCGAGATGCCGGCGACGTTGGATTTCGTGCGGGATATGATCGCGGCGTGGAACGTGCCGATTACGTGGTTGGAATATGGGCGCGATGTGGCTGGCCGCGTTGCATTTAAGGTCGTGAGCCACAACAGCGCGAGCCGGGATGGAGAACCGTTTGCGGCGCTCTTGCATGGCAAGCAGTATTTACCGAGCCCGGTGCAAAGGTCATGCACGCAGGAAATGAAAATCCGCACGATTAAGCGGTGGTGCGTGGCGCGCGGCTGGAAGCATTGGCTAAACGTCGTTGGCCTGCGTGCCGACGAAATGCACCGCGTTGAGCGCACGAAAAAGCCGAGCAGAGACCGTTGGACCGTAGCAACGCCGCTTGCGGATGCCGGAGTGAGAACGGGCGAGGTAATGGAGTTTTGGCGCAGTCAATCCTTCGATTTAATGCTTGCGGGCAAGTGGGAAGGCAATTGCGATGGATGTTTTCTAAAGTCTCGCGCTTCAACGATGCGAATGATTGCGGACCATCCTGAGCGCATGAAGTGGTGGGCGGATATGGAGGCAGTCCATCGAGGGCACAAAGCGAATGCTCGCCGCTTTCGCAAGGATCGTGAAACATACGCGGAACTTGCACAGCTTGTGCGCAATACGCCCCGGCTGCCGTTTGATGAAGGGCTGGTCGAGGGGCTGGATGGCTGTGCCGGAGGCTGCGGCACATGAGCGGCAACCTCAAGATTTCCGGCATGCGCTACGGCTGGGCGATCAAGGTGCCCGCGTCGGAATACAAGCCCAACGGCACGCTGTTCGGGAACTTTGACGGGAACCGGCCTGCGCGGCATGAGATGTATCCGGTCGGCATCTATGCGCTGTTCCCGACCGAGGCCGAAGCGCGGGCATTCTTGCGGGATCGTGTTGGGCCATGGCGGGGCAAGCGCGATTGCCGCGTTGTTCGCGTGCGCGTTGAGGAATCCATCGAGGAAGTCGATCGGTTCCCGAACTCGCCGCATCTGCGGTGGAGCAAGAACGGCAACCACTACCCGCCGCGTCGGCGTGAAAAGGCGGTGTCATGATCCACCTCCACCTCTCAATTAACCCCCGCGCCGGCACGATCCGCATCCACGGCGAAACCTGGACCCTCGCGACCTGGCACAAAGCCGCAGAAGGCCAGATGCACGCCACCACATTGGATGGTGAGCGCGTGACGCTGGCGATGGATGAGGACAGCGGCAGCCTGACCATCGGCAACACGCTGGACGCGCGGCGCTGGACGATCCGGGAAGCGGTGAAGGACGGGGCGACGCTTGAGGGCGTGGCGCTTGAGGCGCCGAGTGATGCGTACATGGCGGACATGTTTGGGGTTCCGACATGGTGATGCGCGTTCGCCTCATTCGCGATGGCGCGCTCTACGCCGTGGTGTGCGCCGATACCGGCATGTGGTTGGCGGGGCTGCTGAGTGCGGACAACCGCGCGCTCTACCTCTTGTGGTGGCCGGGATGGGAGGTGGTGCAGTGATCCGCATCCGCCCCGCTCATCACGCCCTTCTTTGCTACGCCGAATGGTGCGCTGACAACCGGCGCCCGTGGCCCGGCATGAAGCGGGTTGCGACCGATCTTGCGCGCAACAAGAGCGATTTGGAATGCGCGTTCGCTCAACTCAAAGATTGGGGTCTGCTGTCGGCACGTTATTCCGGCAATGGACAGACCGTCATCGTTCGGCTGGGGGACGGGCGCGAAACGACCCCGCTTGTGCCCGATATCCTAGTTATCCACAGGCACAACGAACCAGAACTGCGTAGTAATATTCGCACGAACGACACGAGGATTGCCGCATGAACGCGCCTCTTACTCCGCTGGACTGCGACCTCCGCGACTACGTGTGGATGCCGCTTGACTGCAACCGACTGTTGACCAGCGAGACGTGGGTGTTGGGCAACGCCGATGAGAAGGTCGCCGCGCTCACGCTGTGGATGAAGTCTTGGCACCAATGCCCGGCCGGCAGCCTACCGGACAACGACAAGATGCTTGCGCACATGAGCGAAGCCGGCAGCCGCTGGCCGAAGGTGCGAGATCACGCGCTGCGCGGTTGGGTGCTGTGCGATGACGGGCGGTTGTATCACCCCGTCGTGTGCGAGAAGGCCCGCGAGGCATGGGCAAACAAACTGGCGCAGAAGGCCCGCACCGAAGCCGCCCGCGCTGCCAAGGCGGCACGTCGCAATGGTCTGTCGGATGCACCACAGACGGTTGCCACATCCTCTGTCACAGACTCTGTGACAGACGTTGCCACAGGCTCCAACAGAACAGAACAGAACAGACCAGAACAGAACAGACCTTCTAAGAGGGTAGAGGACGCGCCGCGTTCCGCGTCGCCGCCGCCCCCGACGGGAACCCGCCTTCCCGACGCCTGGATTCCAGACGATCCCGGCTTCGAAGGCGCCACGCCGCACACGCTGGCCAAGTTCCGCGACTACTGGACCGCACAGCCCGGCGCACGGGGCCGCAAGACGAATTGGCAGGCCACCTGGCGCAACTGGTGCAGGCGCGATGCTGAGGGCCGCACACGGGCGCCTGCTGCCAAGACGAGCCACCTGTCCACCTACGACCAGAACGAAGCCTTGATCCGCTTGGCCCGCGAAACCGCGCCGCTGATGAGCGAGCCCATGAGGAGGTTGATTGGATGATCCCGCGCCGCGAATGGCTGGCGATGCTGGCCCGCATGTCCACGCCGCACGATCCCGTCAAAGCCATGGAGGCGATGTTGCATTACCTGCCGTTGCTGGCGGATTTGCCCGAAGCGGCGTTCACCCCGGCCAGCTTGGAGGCTGTCGCGATGGCGCCGCAGAACTTGCACATCCGCACGTTGCGCGAGGTCAAGGAACCGCTTCAGTCGTGGTGGCGCGACAACGGCCCGCGCCGTGTGGCGCTGCCAGCACCGCCGCCGGAGCCGGAAACGCAAGTTTCGCCCGAGGAACGCGCGGCCGTGGCGCGGCAGCTGAAGGAATTGGCGGACATGATGGCGGCCCGCAATCCCGACACACGGCCGAAGGTGCGCGCCCACACGCTGGCGCCGGCTGCGCTGGAACAGTTGCGGGCAGAGGCGCGGGCAAAGCTGCGGGTGGTGTCGTGATTGTGGATAATCATTATGCCACATAACCATTCCGGCGAGCGCGCGTGCGTCCGGTTTCCGGACACATTGGGCGGCGGGTTGTCGTCGCGTGTAGGGGCTGGCGCGCATAACCACCCCCGCGCGGCCGTTCTGAGGCACCGCCAGCGGGTTTTGGCGCATCGGACGAGCGCGACTACCGGCCGCGCTCTAAACACCGCTGGCGGCCTTCTACGACACGCGCAAAAAACCCCGCCGCAGCTTGGGGCTGGGCGGGGTGGGTGGGAAGGGGTGGGGTTAGGCGGCTACAAACCCCTCCTCCGCCGCGTATGCGATGAACCCCTCGATGCGGCGGTTCTCCAGCCCGTGCGAGGAAGCCATGGGGCCGTCGCTCAGGGTGACGAATGCACCGCGCTTGGCAAGGCCCTGAAGGAACTTCGCGACGGCAACCGAGCGGCCGTTGGTGCCGGTGTTGCGGATTACCGCGTATTTGTGGTCGGCGTAGCAGGTGATGGTGATGTCGGTCATGTCCGTGTCTTTCGTTCGTGTTCCGATGACGTTGACACTAAGTGCATTTTGTGCGACTGTCAACCATCAATCAATGGACGGATATGAAAAATGCAGGCGGCCATGAAACTCAGGAACTGCGCGCGGGCGGCGCCCCCAAACGAACGTTCAAGCATAAATAATTACCCAACCCACATATCGCGCGACAAAACCAAACCGTTGTATTTGTATGTGGCGTATTGCAAAGGCATGGCAAAAATTGGTTTGTCCGACGACACAAGGAGGCGGGTGCAAAGCATGCAGGGGGGTAATCCGTTCCCGATTGAACTAATTTACTCTGTGGCCCTGCCATTCGACGCGGCAATAACGGCGGAAAAAGAAACAATGAGCGCTTTGAATGCGATGCATTGGTTCGGCGACTGGTTCAAAACTAGCCGCAGCCATGCAAAATTCATTGCGTCAGGCGTAGCAGCAAAGCATCAGGTGCCGGGCGTTGAATACCAGCAAAGGGCGGTTCGCCCGGCAAACGGAAAGTTCCCCGGCTTAAAGCGCAAGGTTGCAAATGCTGATGGGCGGATTTTTGAATCTTGCGCGGCTGCGGCTCAATTCGCGGGCATATCGCGGCAGGCGATGTACAACCGGTTGAAGGTCCGAAAGGATGGTTGGCGATATCCCGATGAGGGCGGGTGATGACCCGTCAGCACACAGGGCGGTCAACGCCGTTCGTGCGTTACGTGCGGATTTTTGTGGAGGGGTGACATGATCGACCCGCTAGCCGTGGCCATCTGCTGCGAGGGCAAGCCCTGCATGCGACCCGAGGCCTGCGACGCGAACCGGGAATACCGCGTGCCGGTGTCGCCAACGAAAGCCGCGCAGGCTGTGCGGGTGCTGCTGTGCCAGCAGTGGCGGGAGTGGCCGAAGGAGAAAACGCAATGAGCAAACGCCACAAGACACAAGCCGCGCCGTCGTCGGATTTCGGTTCGGTCATTGTTAACCCAGAAACGGGCGAGTTTCGTTACGCGGTCCCGGTCGAGGTTGACGACGTAGCAGTGGGACCAAACACACGCGCCACAATGCGACGCGCGCGCCGGGCCGATCCTTTGAACCGCGTGGAAGACTGCACCGACGAAATGCGGACGGCTGCGGCGATCTACCGGCAGGCTGTGGAGCATTGCCAAAGCGGGCGCGGGATGGGGCCGATGCCGTGGGCTGTGGATCGCGTGCAGGAGTCTCGGCGTGGGGATGGCTTAGGCGTGTCTCTGCTGGCGCAGGAGCGGGCTCTAAGCGCGGCGGAGTGGCATCGCAGGGGTGTGCATGCGATGGGCCTGGCATCCGCGCAAGGCGTCGTGCATTGGGTGGTCATCGCGGGGCTACCGTTGACCGAATACGACGCAGTGCGGCGTTGGCAGCGGCACACGTCGCGCGGGCAGTTGTTGGCGGCACTTGAGCGGCTGGTGGGGGAGTATGGGCTGTGACCTACCGAGGCCGTGATCTCCCCGCGTGGGTGCGGTTCCGCGCCAAACCCAAGCCGTTGCCCGTCTACACGGTTCTGACGGCGCATGAACACCGGCTCAAGCAATTGTCAGATGCGATGCTTCGGTCTTTGATGCCGGGGATGCTCAAGCGGTTGGAAGGTGACCGCAGCTTTTTGGACGGCATTCATTGGCAGCGCATCCGCCTTCCCAACGATTACGCGAAGGCTTGACACGCAGTCCCGAACCTGCTAGCGACTAGGCACGCTGCACAATTTGACTACACCGCCCGCCCGGCACAAGCTTGGCGGGTTTTTGCGTTTGCAAGGAACCCGCACATGCCCGGCAATCCCATCGGCCAGTTCGGCGCCGCCACCATCGTGACGGACGGCGCTACCCAGGTGTTCGACTGCTCCAGCGGTGGCGTGTTCCAGTGGACCCTCGGCGCATCGCGCACCATGAGCGCGCCGATCAACCAGGTTCCGGAGCAGCAGCTTCAGATTCGCGTGATCCAGGACGGCACCGGCTCGCGTCTGGTGACGTGGCCTGGCAGCTTCGTGTGGTCGGGCGGCACCGCGCCCACGCTTACGACCACGGCATCGCGTATGGATATCGTTTACGGCGATTGGGACACCGTGAATAGCAAATGGCGTATGCGCGCCTCTGTGCTGAACTACGTGGTGTAACGGCCATGAGCAGCCTTCTTTGGCCTCCCGGCGTTGAGATGATGGACTCGGCCGATGTGCTGGCCGCGTGCAATTACAAGCAGACCGCATACGCCGCTGGCGTGACGGCTGGCACCATCCCGGCCGGCACGATTACGGGCGGTTCTCAGGTCGATCTTGTGTCGGCAGCGACCACGCCCGGCACGCAGACCACGCGCACCGCCGTGCAGATGTTTGCTGATGACCCTCTGGCGTATCCCGGCCGGGCGTATCGGCTGCGCATCGCACAGTCTGGCGCCGGCACCCTGACGCTTGCGGGCGGCACGGGCGTGACCATCAGCGGCACCGCGACGGTTGCGACAACCACGTTCCGCGACTTCGTGGTGGTCTATGGCGGCACGGCTGACGTTCCGACCGTGACGATTACGAACGTTGGGTTGGGCACTTACACTTA